AACATACCACAAGAGTTTACTAAAGAACAAATTTTAGAATATCAAAAGTGTGCTGCTGATCCTATTTACTTTATGGAAACATATGTGAGAATTGTATCACTTGACGAAGGTCTTGTACCTTTTAAGATGTATGATTTTCAAAAGAAGATAGTAGATACTATTCACAATAATAGATTTACAATTTGCAAACTACCTAGACAATCAGGTAAATCAACAACAACAGTTTCTTATCTAATGCACTATGCAATGTTTAATCCAAACTCTAATATTGCTTTACTTGCCAACAAGTCATCTACTGCTAGAGATATATTAGGAAGATTACAACTTGCATATGAAAACTTACCAAAGTGGATGCAACAAGGAGTAGTTAATTGGAATAAAGGTAACATTGAATTAGAAAATAAATCAACGATTGTTGCCGCTGCCACTTCTTCAAGTGCTATTAGGGGTGGATCATATAATATTATATTCCTTGACGAGTTTGCTTTCGTACCTACAAACATTGCCGAAATGTTTTTTAGTTCCGTCTATCCTACAATATCTTCAGGACAAAAAACTAAAATGGTTATTGTATCAACACCTTATGGTATGAATCAATTTTATAAATTATGGATTGACGCAGAAAAGAAAAGAAACGATTACATACCTATTGAAGTACATTGGTCAGAGGTACCTGGTAGAGATGAAGAATGGAAAGAACAAACAATTAGAAATACATCAGCAGAGCAATTTCAACAAGAGTTTGAATGTGAGTTTTTAGGTTCTGTTAACACTCTTATTTCACCATCAAAAATTAAAGCATTAACATATGAACCACCTAAAATATCAAAAGGAAGTGTAGATCAATTTGAGGAACCTGTTAAAGGTCGTACATATGTGGTTACAGTTGATGTCGCAAGAGGTGTAGAAAAAGATTACTCAGCATTTATAGTATTTGATGTAACTAAAATGCCATTTAAAGTTGTTGCAATTTACAAAAACAATGAAGTAAAACCTTTTATATTTCCTAATATAATATCTGAAATAGCAAGAAGATATAATCAAGCACATATTCTAACTGAGGTAAATGATATAGGACAACAGATAGCAGAAGCACTACAATATGAGATAGAATATCCTAATGTATTAATGTGTACTCAAAAAGGTCGTGCTGGTCAAATACTAGGTGCTATGTTTAGTGGTCGTGGTTCTTCTCTAGGTATGCGTATGACAAAAGCAACAAAGAAAGTCGGTTGTGCTAACATAAAGACACTTATTGAAGGAGACAAGTTGGTAGTTAACTCTTTTAAAATTATACAGGAGATGTCAACTTTTGCCAAGAAAGGTCAATCCTGGCAGGCTGAGGACGGTAGCAATGATGATTTAATGATGTGCTTAGTTATCTTTGGTTGGGTATCAAACCAAGGTTATTTTAAAGAATTGACAGATCAAAATGCTCGTATGCAGATGTATGCTGAACAACAAAATTTAATAGAACAAGATATGGCACCTTTTGGTTTCGTAGATGACGGTATTAATGAACAAGACCAAGAAACAATAGATGAATATGGAGATAGATGGATACCTGTGGTTCGTAAAAACCACTAGGTTTTGATCTATTATAAATATCAGTAAGATTGAAATTTAAATATGGGCGTATGAATAATACGAGTTTTGAATAAAATGACAACTAAATTAGCTAATTAGAGGAGAATAACTTATGGCATTTCAAGTATCACCTGGTGTTCTCGTACAGGAAAGAGATTTAACAAGAATCATTCCTGCAGTATCAACTTCAATCGGTGCATTTGCTGGACAATTCAGCAAAGGTCCTTTAGACGAAGTTGTTTCTATTTCTAGTGAACAAGAACTTGTAGATACATTTGGTAAACCTGATACAAATAACTTTGAGTATTTTTTCAGCGCTGCTAACTTTCTACAATATTCTAACTCATTAAGAGTAGTACGAGCTAACCAAGAAAATCAAGTAAACTCTACCACTAGTGGTACAGGCGTACTTGTTAAAAACAAACAAAACTACGAAGATAATTCCGTATCCTATCAAGGAGCAGGTAATACTTTTGCTGGTAGATCAGCAGGTGCCTGGGGAAATAGTCTTTTAGTAGCAACTTGTCCAAGTGCAAACGCATTTGAACAAACAACAACAACTGCTCAACAAACAGACGGCGGTGCCGCTGTTGGAGACACATCAATAACGGTTGACTCAGACGCAACAAGTTACCTTAATGTTGGAGACATCATTGAGTTTTCTTCAACTGCTTCTGGTGTAGATTTCACTACTGGTGAAAAATACAGAATAACTAACCTTACTGCTACGGCAGTAACTATTGTACAACATCCTAGAGGCGAAGGTGGTTTAATAACTGCTGTTGTAGATAACGCAAGAATCAAAAGAAAATGGAGATACGCAGATCAAGTTGATGGCGCTCCAGGAACTTCTGCTTATACTTCTACAAGATCAGGCTCTGGCGATGAAATACACGTGGTTGTTATAGATGAAGACGGAGGAGTTTCAGGAGTACCAGGAACGATTTTAGAATCTTATTCTAAACTTTCTAAAGCTTCTGACGCAAAATCTCCACAAGGAGATGTTAATTACTACCCAACCGTAATTAGTAATAAATCTAATTACATATTCTTTATGGATCACAATTCATCTGGAACCAATTGGGGTAATGCAGCTGCTGGAACAGCATTTACAGATGTAGATGTTCCAACAAGTGAATCATTATCTGGTGGATTAGACGGTACTGCTTCTACTGACGGCAATTTAAAAAGTGGTTATGAACTATTTAATGACGCTGACACGGTAGATGTAGGATTAATAATTGCTGGACCTAGTGGTTCTGCTAGTCATATTGATAACTTAATCACAATCGCTGAAAACAGAAAAGATTGTGTAGTATTTGCTTCACCGCAAAGAAGTGATGTTGTTAATATTTCTAACTCAAATACACAAACAAGTAATGTTGTTGATTTCTTTAATGGAATCAGATCATCAAGTTATGTTGTATTTGATAGTGGTTACAAATATTGTTATGACAGATATAGTGATGTGTACAGATTTGTACCATTAAACGGAGACATTGCTGGATTGGCTGCTAGAACAGACATTTTAGCTGACGCTTGGTTCTCACCTGCAGGATTAAACCGAGGTGTAATTAGAGGCGCTGCTAAATTAGCATACAACCCTACAAAAACACAAAGAGATGACCTTTACACAAGTAGAGTAAATCCAGTTGCAACTTTCTCAGGACAAGGAACAATCTTGTTTGGAGATAAAACTGGTTTAGCGTCACCGAGTGCTTTTGATAGAATCAATGTTAGACGATTGTTCATCACTTTAGAAAAGGCAGTAGCAACTGCTTCTAAATTCCAACTCTTTGAATTTAATGACGAATTTACAAGAGCGAACTTTAGAAACATTGTAGAACCTTTTTTAAGAGAAGTACAAGGTAGACGTGGTATCACAGACTTTTTAGTAGTATGTGATGAAACTAACAACACTGGCGAAGTAATTGATAGAAATGAATTTATTGCAGAAATCTTTGTGAAACCTGCAAGAAGTATCAACTTTATCACATTATCTTTCGTTGCAACCAGAACTGGCGTTTCTTTTGAAGAAGTCGCTGGGTAATTTTAGATAGAGGAGAAATAAAAAATGGCAAACATAAATGACTTCAAAGCTAAACTTGCTGGTGGTGGCGCAAGAGCCAATCAGTTTAAGGTAACAATGCCTTTTCCTGGTTACGCACAAGTTGGTGGAGAAATAGAAGACTTAGCTTTTCTATGTACAACAGCTCAAATACCTGCAATGAATGTTGGTCTTGTAAATGTTCCTTTTAGAGGAAGACAGATCAAAATTGCTGGTGATAGAACTTTCGCAGATTGGTCTATTACTGTTCTTAACGATACAAACTTTAAGTTAAGAAATGCTTTTGAGAGATGGCAAAACGGTATCAACAATATGTCAGACAACGAGGGTTTATCAAATCCTGTTGACTATCAAGTTGACGCATTTGTAGATCAGT